CACGGCATCATTTATCACGCAGGTTGCCGAGGCTGGATTGAGCGGGGAGCAGGATTTAGCATCGTTGGCGACGGGTTATGTAAAGGTGACAACTGGAACCGGAGTGCTTTCTTCTCAAGCGGCTCCAATTCCGATAACCGATCTCCAATTTCCGATTGAAACCAAGTCAGCATCGGACACGTTGACATTGGCGCAATACACGATTTTAGCGGACGCTTCAGGAGGTGCAATCGTGTTAGCGTTGCCGACTGCGGCTTCGGCGGTTCGAAAGATTTACAATATCAAGAAAATCGACGCCACGGCAAACGCGGTGACAATCGACCCGAACTTGGCTGAGTTACTCGACGGGGCGGCTTCGCTTGCGATCACTGTTCAGTGGACGAACGTAACGATTCAGAGCAACGGAACCGCGTGGTATATCCTTTGATGCCATGTCTTACACACCATCACTTGCCGTCACGTTCCAGGATTCTCCGTCTCTGACTGCATTCGGAAGGTTGCGGACGGCGGAAGTTCAATCGTTGTTTGGCTCCAAGCTGCTTGCGGATCTTCGTGTGTTGGAGTGGGACGACGCCCAGACTTCTGGAGCCGGAACGGCATCGTCGTTTAACACCAACCAAGCGGCTTGCACTTTGGCTGTTTCAAATTTGTCGGCGGGAACCCGGGTGCGTCAGAGCAAGCGGTGGATGAACTACCAACCAGGAAAGTCCCAGCTGATTCTATGCACCGGGGTGATGGGTGCTGGGACAGCCGGGATCACTCGCAGGATCGGTTTGTTCGAAACCAACAACGGACTTTTCTTCGAACTTTCGGGGACCACCTTGAAGGTTGTGCGTCGAACTTACGTGACGGGTTCGCCTGTGGACAACGCTGTGGCACAATCCTCGTGGAACATCGACAAGATGGATGGGACGGGGCCTTCTGGAATCACGATCAACACGGGATTGACGCAGATTTTCGTGATCGACTTTGAGTGGCTTGGGGTGGGTCGTGTTAGGTTTGGGTTCAACGTGGACGGCCAGACATACTATTGCCATGAGTTCCTGAATGCCAACGTCATTACCACGGTGTACATGCAGATCCCGAACCTGCCTGTCCGCTATGAGATTTCAAATGATGGAACCGGAGCAGCGGCAACGATGGTTCAGATTTGCTCAAACGTATCATCCGAAGGTGGGCAGCTTGCGGTTGGAACCACATTCAGCAAAAACCGAGGAACCACGGCACTGACCACGCTCAACAACACGGACGTCTATCCGATCATCGCCATTCGTAGGCAAGCGGCTTACCCGTTCGCTTCGGTGCAGCCGATCGCGGTTGACATCGTTTGCACTTCGACTTCGTTCTTTAATTGGGCGTTGATCCTAAACCCTACGATTGTTGGAACGGCTTTGTCGTGGGCGGCTATTACAAATTCAGTTTGTGAAACCGCTTCGGGAACTACCAACGCAACCACTCTAACCGGAGGAACCTATTTGCACGGGGGCACCGGGACAGGAACGATCAACGACGAGATGAGTTCGTTACAGAACGAGTCTAACATGACGTTGGGTAGAACGATCGCAGGGGTTGAGGACATCATTGTTCTTGCGGCACAACGCATCACTGGAACCACTGAACCGTTCTACGGCACCATTAACTGGAGAGAAGAGTATTGAGCCTTCAGGAGCCAAAGGCCGTCTATGACGGGTTCACTACTGTGGGCCGAGGCATGGATTCTGGTCGGGCTCCATCGTTGATTTTTCGGGATCAAGTGGCGTTTGCGATCAACACGACCTTCAGGGAGGCGTATCCGCAACCACGACCGGGGTTCAGCAAGCTCACACTGACGGGTGACGCTTTTCAATTTGGTCGGTGGCAGGGTGCTGCGGGATACGTGGCAGTCAACGGTCAACCGTCCATCATCGCTTCGATAGGGGGTCACATTGTTAGGTTCGACTTGTTCAACATGAACGTGACGGACCTTTCCACAACGGCAGACCTTTTAAACCCGTCCATTGTTCCCAAGACTTGGTTTGTTCAAGCCTTTGAATACATGCCTATTCAGAACGGCATAAACATCCCGCTTATCTGGGATGGAGCCACTTTGAGGAGGGCTATCCCGATTGATTTTGGCGGCGAAGAATTGCCGGTGGGCAAGCAGATGGAATACAGCAATGGGCGGCTTGCGGTGGCCCTTCCGGACGGCTTGAGCTTCGTCATGGGTGATTTGGCCTATTCGCGCACCGGAAGCTCTAAGGACGTTCTAGGCTTCACGGAGAACCTGTTCATTGATGGCGGCGGGGCGTTCGTCATGCCTGCCAACGCTGGATTCATCACGGCGATGAAATCGGTTGCTGTAATGGACACTACTCTTGGCCAGGGGCCGCTCCAGATATTCGGGTCCGAGGCGTCAGCAAGTTTCAACGCTCCATTTGATCGCACCCAATGGCAGAACCTTTCCAGCGCGATTGCATCTGTGAGCACGTTGGGGCCTGGGCCGACATCTCAAGAGGCGGCGGTCAACGTGAACGGCGATCTTTGGTATCGCGCTTCAGATGGAGTGCGTTCGTTTATGATCGCACGACGGGATCATGGAACGTGGGTCAACACCCCTCTGTCCCATGAAGTGGAAAGGTTGCTGGATCGAGACGACCAAAACCTCTTGGACTTTGCTTCGGCGGTAGACTTCGATAATCGCCTGATATGCACCGCTTCCCCTTATCGAGCTACCACGGACGGCATTGAATACGGCGTGGCATGGCGCGGGGTTGTGGCTTTGGATTTCAAGCCGGTATCGAGCATGTTCGATCGTGGTCAACCTGTTTGGGAAGGAGCATGGAACGGGATCAACATCCTTCAGATCCTCAAGGTGAAGTGCTACAACAAGGACAGGTGTTTCGTTTTCGTTTTGAACTCAAGCAACGTGATCGAGCTTTGGGAGTTGTCGAAGGACGAAAGCTTTGACGAGGGTGGGACTGAAATCAGCTGGACGATGGAAACCAGGGCTCTTGGGTTCAATGATCAGTCTGAATCGCTCAAGACTCTTGCTCGAACGGAGCAATGGTTTACGCAGCTCAACGGCAATCTCACTTGGTCCGTTGAATGGAGGCCAGACGCTTTTTGGGGGTGGTTACTGCTCGACCAAGGATCAATCTGTGCGACGACAGGTATGTGTTCTGGCACGGCATGTAATCCCCCCCAAGCTCCTCAACTTCAATATCGCCCTCGAAAGATTACGGCTGGTCCAGATTTGTCATGCGACGAATGCTCCAACAAGCCTTACCGAAACGGGTTTGAGTTTCAGTTTCGCCTAAGCATGACAGGATCGGCCTCGTTGCGGCGATTCCGAGCGGTGGCTTTTGACGTTGCAGAGAATACGACTGGAGGATGTCTTGGAGTTGAGGAGTCGTGCTGTGATCAATTAGGTTGCGAATCTTCACCGTGGGCGTATCAGATTGAGGAGTAGATATGTATGACATTCCAATAGTCCCGCCAACGCTTCCAGAAGGGTTTTGCTCTCGGTTGACTGGATCCGATTGGGCTCAGGTGTTGATCAACGAAGGCGTTGGGAAAGCGGTGGCTCAACTCAGCGGGACGGGGTTTGCTGTCATTCTCAACCAGGAGACGGTTCCTGGAGTTAATGACGTTGGCAAGCTGTGGAGACAGCCGAGTACCGCGGCAAGAGGGCTCTACTCGTTTGTGGGAGGCGCATGGATCATTCCCCACCCATCCCCTGCATCTGGAAGCGAGCGGAGATTGTGGGCTGGCACTTTGGTTGAGCTACGTTCTTTTGACGGTGGAGACGGTTCTGCGACTGCTCCGGCAGGAAACGTGGGAGCCATGTGGGAAGAGGACACGGACATGACGGGCCGCTCCCCGATGCACCCCGGAGACATTCCAACGGCAACACCATCAAAGACGCTGACAGTTGGTGAGAATTACGGCGAGGGATCCCACACGCAGACCGAGGATGAAGTCGGCACTCACGATCATCCCCTTTTGGCAGATGCTTCGATCCTGAATGGGCGCAACGTGAAGGTGGTTGGGACTGGAGTTGGTGGGGCTGGGTTGTACATTGGGAACACGGGACCGCCTTCAACGGATTTGAGCGTCGGAGACAACACCTATGCGACGACGCAACAACCGATGCCGGTTATTCATCCGGTTCGGGGTTTGTATGTCATCAAACGTAGCGCGAGGGTCAATTACGTTGGATCATGAGAGCGTTAACTCTAGGTCAGGCGAAAGCGGTCATTGCTCGCGTTGAAGGGGTATGCCAAAACTCGACGCAGGTAGCGCAACTCATTAACGAAGCGCAGGAGCGACTTCTCAACCGCGAGACGTATCCCGTTGGTGCGTTGGTGCGGTATCGAATTTGCGCCGGGACTTCAGGATGTCTGACTTGGCCGAGACAGGTTCGAACCATCGAAGCGTTTGCGGTGTGCAAGACTCCTGGAACGATTCGGTCTCCGTGGTTTGAGTTCATCGGATACCCAAGTGGCAACGGGTTGATGGATGAGGATTCTCAACCTGGAACGGCGTTGATTGATCGAGAGACCGCTTGCGCTTATGACGACGTGATTGCTTCGGTGGCATCTCCCAAGCGGATCGCCGTCATTGCTCAGAATGCGGCAGATGCAGGCAAGACGATCACGCTCAGGTTTTACGACTCGAACGGCAACAAGGTTTACACGTCGCAAGGCGGCACGGTGCAGGAGGGGGAGCGGTTGACCATCGTGGATCCTGCCGGGGTTTTCCCTGCCGGGGCCGTGATTACGACTAACCACGTAATGACGGGAGGGCTTTACGCTGTCATAAAGGAGGTCACGCAATATCCGGTTCGGCTTTACGAGGTAAACGATGCGAACGTCATCACTCGAAGCTTGGCCATGTACGAACCGAGCGAGACCAACCCGATTTATCGGCGCTCACAGATTCCTGGATTCACGGACATGGCTGGGTGCGAAGGAACCGAGACCGATTGCACGACCAACAAGCAGGTGACGGCGCTTGTCAAGTTGCAGCATGTTCCCGTGGTTGTGGACAATGATCCGTTGGTGATCGGAAACGAGGCGGCTTTGAAACTCATGGTGATGGCAATCCTTCGAGAAGAACAGAACCGCCACGACGAGGCGGCTATTCTTGAAGGGAAAGCAAACCGAGAGATTGACGGTGAGCTATCGAGTTATCTTGGCAGCGGAGTTCAGGATGTGCTAAAAGTCGCTCCTGGGTTTGGCGCTGGAAACATCCAGTCCGATGTTGGGAACGTGTGGGGTTGGAATTGGTAATGCAAGACTTGGCTCCATTTGAAAGCATGATCGAAGCGCAGGGGGCAATGCGCGATAAAATCATGTTGTTCGAACAGGCTTTGAGCGAGCAGCCTGGAGCGTTTGTTGGTGAAAGCGACGAGTTTCCCGTTGTGCATGAATTTGCTGATGGGCTGTATATCCGTTCGTTGCACATTCCAAAAGGCGGTTGCATCACTGGTAAGATTCACCGCTTCTCTCATCCGAGCTTTTTGATGAAGGGAGAGATTTCGATCGTATCGGAGAGCGGTGGTGTTCAGCGGTTGAAAGCTCCGTGCATGGTAATCGCTCCATCTGGAACCAAGCGCGTTGGATATGCCCATGAGGACACTGTTTGGACTACGGTTCACGCAACCAAGGAGACTGACTTGAAAAAGATAGAAGCCGAAGTGATTGCTCCAAGCTTCGAAGATTTTGAAAGGGGGTTGCTATGTCCTTCATAGCCGT